AAATGAGTAATGAACTTTTACAAAAAGTAATAGATACAACAAATCTTGGCTCAGATGCAGTTAATGCTTCTGGCGATTCAGCAGCTCTTTCTGGTAATGGTTTACTATATCCAGATCAAGCCAATCGCTTCCTCGATTACATGTGGGATGCAACGATTCTTGCTAAGGCAGCTCGTACAATCCGCATGCGTTCAAATACAACAGAAATTGATCGTGTTGCAGTAGGTCAGAGAATTATGACAGTTGCACAGGAAGATAATCCACGTGATTATACCAATACAACTTCAGGTCAAGATGGTGCATTCACAAATGCAGCAGCTACATTTGCAAAAATTTCTCTTACAACTCGCAAGCTTCGTCTTGACTGGGAACTTTCATCTGAGTCTCTTGAAGACAACGTTGAAGGTCCAGATCTAGAAGATCACATTGCACGTTTGATGGCTACCCAAGCTGGTAACGATATCGAGGATCTCTTGATCAACGGTACTGGAACTGGTTCAGGTTTGCTTTCAGCGTTTAAGGGCTTCCGTCAGTTAGCACTTGATAACGCACACGTCGTTGACGCACAAGGTGTAGGACTTGATAAGGCTGTATTCAATCAGGCTATCAAGGTTCTTCCACGTAAGTACAAGCAACGTCGTAATCAGCTTCGTTTCTTCACAGGATCAAATCTTGTACAGGATTACCTATACAACTTGACCGCTGAGACAAGCTCTGGATTTACTCCATTCGATATCGCTTCTGGAATCCTTCGTGGAGACACAGCAGCTAACGATGGTGGTCCAGGTACTGTTACACCGTTTGCTTTCGGTATTCCAGTAATCAACGTTCCATTGATGGATGAGACTCTTGCAGGAACCTATTCAGGTGCAGCAGGTCTTCACGGAGATGTCCACTTGACATTCCCACAGAACTTCATCGTTGGTATTAAGCGTGATGTAACTGTTTACCGTTTGTTCCAGCCAAAGAAGGATACAATTGAGTACACTCTCTTTATCCGTGTTGGTGCACAAATGGAAAACTACGATGCACACGTTATCGTTAAGAACGTTAAAGTTGCAGGTTCTGTAGCTTCATCAAATGACTTTGCTTCTGTTACACACGGAACACACGTCAAGGGTGGTTCAGGAACATACACATTCTAATTTAATTAGATGCAAAGCGACGGGGGATACATGAGTATCCCCCTTAGCTATTTTCTGATATAATGGACATACATTAACGAGAGGAAAATAATGTCGTTTACAAATTTAAAAGTTGCTGATCTAAGAAAAGTTGCAGATACATTTGCAGTAGATCTTGGAACAGAAAAAAGCAAGGCAGTAATTATTGCACAACTTGAAGAAGAAGGAATTACTTATGCCATGTACGAGAAGTTCCTAGGTGCTGAAAAAGAAGAAATTGAAGTGCCAGAAATAGAAAAAAAGAAAAGAGAAAAAACTTTGAAAACAGAAGATACAATGTTAGTCAAGATGGAGAGAAATAACCACTCATACCAGACAATGGGCTATACATTTTCTGCAGATCATCCGTTTGTAGCAATGTCTATAACAGATGCTCAAAAAATCTTTGATACAGAAACAGGCTTTCGTGTTGCAACTCCAAGAGAAGCTCAGGAATATTACGCCTAAATAAGGAGTAAAAGTGCAAGATATAGTTAAGGGAAGTCAGGAAAAGATACACTTAAATGTGTATAGCGATAACGTGCTTGTTCAAGCGGATAGCGTTCCTACAGTAAGTGTATATGATGCGGATGATGATGCAGCACCGCTAATAGGTTTCTCAAATAATGTAACTGATGAGGAGCCAACAGGAGTATATTCATATATGCTAACTCCTTCCCTAACTAATATAGTTAGAGTACTTAAGTTTGTTTGGTCTTATCAAATCAATGGTGTGCAGTTCACAACTGAAGATTTTTATAGAGTCAGCATGGTATATGCAACCGTAAGCGATATCATGGACTTTTTGGGATTTGGTGCTTCGCCAAATGCCATTAATTATAAGAGCCCAGAAAGCATTATAGCTGCTGAAAAAGTAGCAAGAACAATAGTTGAAGGATATACCAGTCAACAATTTTATCCATTTTATGGATCACAAGAAGTTTTTGGAAAAGGCGGGGATGCAGTAAGCGTCATTCAAAAGATGCTTACCCTAGATAAAGTCTGGGAAAACGATATGCTCCTAATTGACAACACAGTAGACCCTGTATACAATACATTTGGTTTTGGTCTTGAGATATCACCTACAGGATTTGCGGTCCGCATAGTCAATGCTGGCTGGGATGTAAGGTATGATAATCAGGTAGATCCAGCCGTATTATACTATGGACGCTTTAGAGACAATGGTCGTTATAAATTCCAGGGTCAAATGGGATATAAGTATGTCCCAGAAGATATCAAAATTGCAACAATGTTGCTTGTAAATGATATTATGGCAAATGACTTTAACTGGAGAAATAAGTATCTTAATAAAGTTAATCTATCTGAGATTTCATTTGAAATGTCGGGTGGAGCATTTAACGGAACAGGAAATGTTACAGTAGATAATATACTTGATCAGTATAGAAATACTAACATCGTGATTATCTAATGTTTAATTCCTCTGTTGTCGCCTCAATCATGAATATGACTGCTGATATTTTAATTCAGCAAAATACACAAAATTCAAATACTGGTGCTATAGGTAGAGAATGGGTGTTTGAAAAAACTATTCAGTGCAAGGTAGAACCTATTAAATCTGGAGGAGCTTCAACTCGTGGAGATAATAAGCAGTTCGATAAAGGACAAGCTGGAGGGTATTCTGAAAAGCTACAATTACGTGTTAAAGGTTTAGAGCTATTATCAAAGCGTTGGAGAATAACCAACGTAAGATCAAGTGACAACCAACAGGTTTTTATTGAAACAGATAGATACGGGGATCCAGATACTGTTTTTGAAGTGTATTCATCACACGCAGTGCTAGACCCATTTGGCAAAGTTTCTTATTTTGAAGCAGTTTTGCAAAGGGTACCAGTACAAAATAATGATAAAATTAACGATTAACCAAGATCAAATTGACAATTTGTTCAGCGAAATTAACCTAAAAGTATTAGGTATAAAATCATTAACTGATTCCAGCGTTGCTGAAGAAATAGCAAAAGCAGCATTTACATTAACGGGGCAAAGATTTGTAAGGGCTGTTGATGTATATTCAATTTCAAATCCTAAAAAAATGCATCACGTTTATGAGTGGCAAAGAATAGGAAAGCCATCAGCAAGACTTTTTGTTTTAGAAAGAGCTTCAACACTTGATGGCATATTGGACATAAATGTTAAATTTTTACAATCAAGAATTCCAGTACCAGTACCACAAGAACTTTTAACTCCTGGAACATCTGGTAAATCTGTAACTTCAAGAAGTATATTTAAAGATAAAGCTTCTACAATGGAGAGTGGAAAACCAGTAACTTTTACTGCAAGAAAAATAATAACATTTTTAGGAAACAATGGTCAAGTATTTTTACAACCTGGAACAAGAGTTAATATTCTAAATCCAGGCGGAGTACAGGTTAAAAATTCATTTCAAAATTTTATGACTACTTGGTATCAAGCAAATACAGAATCAATTATGTATTCATCTGGGTTTTATGAGAGAATGGTTAATGAAGTTGCACTTGCATTAAATTCTCAAAAAGCTGGTGTTGATCAAGTAAGAGCTGCAGTAGCTGAGGTAGCTCGTATTTATTCAGAAGATAAGGTGGTAGTATCATGACAGATTATTCTTATGTAGCGTCATATGACGTTAGAAAAGTTTTATGGGAAGAATTACAGAATGCAGGCATATTCGATATTAATGATTATTATGCAGATGGATTTCCTGATCCTTTAATTCCTATTATCCCAGCCCAACAGGTTCCAGAATTCAACAATCTATTGCCAGGTCAAAAATATCTGACTTATGATGTAATGGCTAAATTTCACCCAGTTCAATGGTGGATGTCAGAGGAGACCATGACTTTTGAGATAGTTTCAAGGGATTCTGGGGAGACTCAAACCATAATGAATTTTATGATTGACCTTTTTAGAAGATACGATCAGTCAGCCAGGGATGTTAACCTGCAACTTGTAGAAGGAAGTCCTTATACGTTTCATTTCTTTAGAATAGAATCAGCTGATCCTATTCAAGCTTTTCAAAATGAAGGCGGGTTCACAAACTCCCCATTTGTAATAGACTATTCATACAGCAGGGAACTAGACCCAATTACAGGTAGATACCTGTAAATTTGATTTATTTTACTTTAATGCTATAGTTTTCTATGAGGAAGTAAATTGTTATCTTTTTTTATTCAAATAAAATAAGGTGGTGAAAAATAAAATATGGCTACAAATACAAAAAATGTTATTGTTGGTGCAGCAGATCTATTCATAAGCAAGGGTAATAACTCAAACTCAACAGGTCGTCCAGCAACAGATGCTACAACTCTCGGAACTTTGTTCGGAACTTCACAGTCTGCTCGTTCAGGTCTTCTAGCTTCTGCAGATTACAACGAAGTTGGCTTTACATCAACAGGTCTTGAAATTTCATACGAACCAAATTATGGTGAAGTTATGGTTGATCAGCTTCTTGATGCTGCTCGTCTATTTAAGCAGACACTTAAGGTTATGCTTAAGACAGAGCTTGTAGAAGCAACACTTGAGAACCTCACCCTTTCATGGGGTCAGATGGATTCATACTTTGTTGCAGCAACAGGAAGTGCAGTTCCTGCACTCTCTTCTGGAACTCCAGTTTCTTCTGAAACAGGTGCAACTCTTAATATGGCAGCAGGTGCTCTTGGAGATGCTCCAGTAGAGCGTACACTTATTGCGGTTGGAAATGCTCCAGCAACAATTAAGGGAACAACAACTACAAGGCGTAATAAAGAGCGTGTCTACGTAGCACGTCGTGTCGTATCAATTGATACAACAGCACACGGCTTAAAGCGTGATAATGCTACTGTTTTCCCAGTCAATTTCCGTTGCCTACCAGATGATTCAAATGCTGCTTATGCAG